ATTAAAGAAGGTTATATCTATATGCTTATCCATGAGGATACATTGAGGATGGCAGATATAAAACCACACTCTACAACTTATTCAGTTGTATTTAATTTTCATAATGTATCAACTGTCAAGATGAATAAACTTGTATTTGAGACAGTCAAATCTTGTTTCAAAAGATATATTGAATTAGATGAAAAAGAATTTATAAACGCACCAAGATTTCAAGGAGAGGTAAGATCTCACTATAAAGATTATGTCATGGAAATGAATGACAAAGGTGAGATGGTGCACGTTAAGAAAAAGAAAAGAGTTGAATCTAAGAATATACAACTCGCTCTTTCTTATATGAAAAAGCAAGCAATCTTAGTTATTGAACACGAGTTTGATTTAAGATTTAAAAACTTTAAAAATTGTTGTGATGTAGAATCTGAGAGTTGGTTGTATCAACTTGAAGAAGCAAGACGGTTTACCGAAGATGAGAACGCGAAGACTCCCTTTATAGATATCTTATGCATGACGAGAGGAATGCAGAAAGGAGAACTTGTAAAAAGAGTCCTCAAAAACCATGATAAATATCTTATAGATTACGCCTCATTGTTAGGCAAATATCATGCAATACGTTCCCAGATCAGGAACTGTGACAATATGTGGGATATGAACATCTTGTACGAAGATTACTTGAATGTTGGAATGCCGATTAAGCAGGGTCAGAAGTTAGGACGTATTGATGAAAATCAACAACGACTTGATGGAGAACTAGCTTATGGAACTTTCGGATTCTGAAAAGGGTTGGATAGAACATTCGTATAAACTAGAAGGTGGTCAAACCAAATATCAAAACCAGAATTTTGTAGTTGGGACACAGATAACACCATTTAAAAAAGTACAGCAAGCATTGCTAGAACTACAGTCTAGAGACAACACTAGAGTGGAGTTGCAGTATCGTCTTGACAAGAACGCTATTGATATTAAGAAACTTAATAGATCATTAAAACAGGCAACTGATCCTTTAGATAAGGAAATGATTGAGGTTGAGATTGAAAAAGCGTACTATGATAGAAGTATCTGGGAGCAGAAGGTTGCAGTTTGTAAAAGAGAAATAGCAAACTTCACAGGTCAGTTGGAAGAGATGGTAGACAAATCTAAAGGAGTAGAGTATTATCTAGATACCAATGAGGAAGAAGATAAGAAATACTGGATCAGTCGTATGGCAAAACAAGCTGCTTGCGATATGATCTCCTTTGGACACGTTGGCACTGGTAACATGGATTCTATTATGAATCTACCTCCTGATGATCAAATTCAAGTATTGTCAGGTGCAGTTCATCACTCCTCTCTTATTGGAGCAGGAGTAGAAAAAATGAGACAACAGATGAGTGGATCTGTTGCTAATATAATGGAAGGAGGTAAATTTACTCCTCCACAAATAAATGGTTCTGAATTAAACAATGAGGGAACATCCCCTCAACTACCTGAAGTGAAACATGACATCCCCAAAGAAAAAATCCGTCTTCAGTCTTCCAATAAATCCAAAGATTGATTCAAGATTTGCTGAGGAGATATTTATTCCTTGGTTAAAAAAACATAAAGAATATATTGTTGATCTATACTTCACGTGTAGGATGCCTCCTTTTAATCAGGATGCTATGGGTGATGTATTTCAAGGTGATCCAGTTCAACTTTTTTATAATGCGTATGCTATTCATCAAGAAACTGGCATACCACTATCTGCAACGTTTAATAATATTTACGTAAGACCTGACTTAGAAAACTTAGATTTGTTTAGAAAAAACTTTCGTCAGTTATATGAACTAGGTGTAAAAACAGTAACCATACCTCATACTAGTTGGGTTGCTACAGGAATCTTACAAAAAGAATTTCCAGAATTAAAAATAAAGAATACCATACTTAGAAATGTAAGTAGAGCAAATGAAATCGTATCTCTTGCTGAAGCAGGATTTCATTACATTAATCTAGACAGAGATCTAATGAGAGATAGAGATGCTCTGTTAAAAATAAAGAAGGCAAAAGAATATTGTGAGAAGATTGGTAAACCTGTAGATTTATCTATTCTAACTAACGAGGGTTGTTGGGGTGGTTGTTCTATGATGGATGAGCACTATCATTATAACAGCACAAGAACGAAAGATAATCCACAATATTTTAATGATCCTATTAGTACAAACTCTTGTGCTAAGTGGGATATAGAAGATAACTCTCACGCATTGAAAGCAGCTAACTTACCTCCTTGGAAGTCAGATTGGAATGAATTTTTAGATCTTGGTATTGATGTATTTAAAATGCACGGTAGAGAAAATTTTATGAAACTCAAAGAGTCCATGGATATAATTTCTGCTTGGGGTAATGAGAATATAGAAACAATGTTTCCAGAGTTTAATAAGTATATGGATGATCTTCTAGTGAAAGATAGTCCTATTGCTTTATGGAGAGAGAAAATAAAAACTTGTGGATTTGATTGTTGGGATTGTAACTATTGTGAGAACGTTGTTAACGCACATCTCAAGAAGCAAGACAGACCTGTAGAAGTAAATGATTATGTACAAAGAGTATTGAATGCCATAGACGATGGTATGCAAGAGAACTCTAACTTCAACTCTGATGGGTTTGAACCAATGGGATTAACTTCTAATCGCATTAGACATTTCCTTAACAGTTTATGTTCTCATGATGATGCAGTATATCTAGAACTTGGAACTTTTGTTGGAAGCACATTCTTTGCTGCAACTATGAATAACAATACTAAATGCATTGGTGTAGATGACTTCTCAGAATCAAATGTTAGACCAATGACAGATCATCTTAATTGGACAGAGGTTGGAAATCCATATGATACTCTAGTAAAGTATTGGGAAAAATATGAAAATGGAAATGCAACATTTGTTAAGTCATCTATTGACGAACTGACAGAAGAGGACTTTGATGGTGCTAAACCAAACATATTGTTTTATGATGCAAATCATGATATGATGGAACAGATGAACAACTTGAATCATGTTCTTCCATTCTTAGATGATCAGTTTATACTTGTGGTAGACGATGCTAACTTTGATGGTGTTGTTGAAGCTACAGTTACTTTTCTACAAGAGAATCAGTTAGAAGTATTTTTTGAGAGGAGAATACTAAGTGGAGTCATAGAGAATCCTACTCACTGGTGGAATGGACTACACGTTCTTGTTTTACGTAAGGACACTTTGATTAAAAATTACTTTGGTGAAAACAGAAAAGCAGATCAATTAGAAATGGTATGAAAATAATTAATCCAAAAATATTAAATTCTTTACATCCAAAAGATTGGGAAGTGGAGCAACTTCACATAGGTAAAGCAAAAAATAGAGTTATTAAGATTAAAAATTTCTTTGTTAACCCAGAGCAAGTCAGAGCATATGCTATGGCAGCAGATTATGTATCTACTGTTGATGGTGAGTTTTCTAATTTGCCAGGCTATGTTTCTCGATTGGGACACGTAGCAAATCAGTTACTACCTCAGTTTAGATTCATCTTAAGTAATTATTTTGAAGCATCTAAGAAGGTAATGAAAGATCCAGAGTTCTCTCATTTTACATTTCAAAGTTACGAAGTAGAAAAGAAGTGTAGAATGTGTAGTCTTACACCTCATACTGATGACACACACTACGCTGCTGTGTTAGCATTGAACTATGATGAAGAGATGGATGGTACCGATAATGGTACTGCATTTTGGAGACACGCTGAGTATGATGAGGAGTTTGTTTCATCTGATAAAAATTATCGGATAGAAAGGATAGTTAACAAAGTAAATGCATATGTTAACTTTGATCCATCAAAATACAAAACTAAACATTGGGAGAGATACCATGTTGAGAAACACGAATTTAATACTCTCCTTGTTTATGAAGGTAGAATGTGGCATTCGCCATATTTTAGACAAGAGGGATGGGATGTAGACCGCCTAACCTTCAATGCATTTCTACACTAAATAGTACACTTATCATTTTAAACCATGGATGCTGAAACAATGGTGAAGGACTTCACCAACCAATTGAAAGAGCAAAAAGCAACAATTGTTGAGTTAGAGAAACAACTCGAAACTCGTAAAGAACAAGTATTGAGATTGGAAGGTGCTGTCGAAGCATTACAAATGACACTAAAGAAACCAGATGAAGAGGAAGTCGTTCCCGTCAAGTGAAGCTAGGAAACTAGAACACGTAGCATCAAGACAAAACACAGTAAAGTTTGATGGTACAATGAATACTTGCCCTTACGTTGTAGGGGATTTTTATGATGGAAGAGAAATTATATCAATAGGATTTACCTCCAACGTCTATGGTAACTCCTATCATATTATAGTAGAAAGAAATAAAACCCATGTTAGAACCAAGTTTGTGTTTGATGAAAAACATGACTTAAAGTTTACAAAACCTGTTGAAAAAATGATGGATGCTGTTAGAGAAGCAGAAGTTCAGAAACTATTAGCAAAGGCAACCGACTCAAGTACATAAATATATCTGAAGGACTTATTGTACCAACAGAATGAAGAGGGTAATAGTAAGGGTCAGTGATAACTATAGTCTTGATTCTGCAACGTCAGCAATCTTGAAAATATATGGTTACTTAACCTTTGTAGAATATTTTAAAACTTTTTCCATAATATCGTTTGATTGTCCTGAGAGATATGAGAGCGTTATCTTGGATCAACTCAGAGCATTAAATGTTGTTAAGAGAGCAACTTGGGATGAGAATAGAATTTCTTGTAATCCAATACAAGAGTCTCAGTTACTAACTGCAACAAGTGGATCTGCTACTTTAAATTCTACTGGAGAAAATAATACTACTGGTAACACTAGAACTCTAACAGGAAGCGGAACAGGTACAATATATGTAAAGGTTGATTCTAGTAGTGGAAATGATTTGTTTGTATTTTCACAGACACAAGGTGGCACATACTCAACATACGCAAATCAAACTGGTTTTTTAGAGGGAGCGACATATACATTTGATCAAAGTGATTCATCTAACGCTGGTCACCCAATGTTATTTTCTATCACTCCAGATGGTACACATACTACTGGAGGAGTAGCATATACTACAGGTGTAACTACAACAGGAACAGCAGGACAAGCTGGTGCTCAGGTAGAGATAGTGATGAGTTCAGCAACACCATCCATACTGTTTTTCTATAATGTAACTACAGCTGGAATGGGACGTTACGGTGCATCTCCAGACAAATTTGGTACTATCAACATCCATGACTACTGGCATTTAGATAGAATTACAAAACAAGATAGACAATATTTAAACAGACAATTTAGTTATAGTCAACAAGGTGAAGGTGCTGATCTATATGTTATTGACACTGGTGTAAGAGGAGCAAGTAGACCAACAGGTAACAACGCAGCACTACACTCAGAGTTATATGATCCAAACTTTGTTACTGACTTAAACGGTACTACAGAACAACAGAACTATAGAGTTTTCCAGATGTCAAACTATTCTGGTGCTTATGGAACTAATAACGAAGACGACAACGGACATGGTACTCACTGTGCTATTTTGGCAGCTGGGAGAACTGCAGGTGTGTCAAAAAGATCAAAGATATATTCACTTAAGGCATTTGATAGTTCATTATCAGCATCTTATACAAACATACTTGGTGCATATCAAGCGGTTATAGATCACAACACCAGTGGTAATGCAAATTACAAAGGTAATAATCGTCCAGCTGTTATCAATGCATCTTTCGGTCCTACGATACCAACACAGAATTATCCTTACGTTGAATTAAATGACGCTGGCTCTGACAGTGGAACTGATGAGGAGATACTTGATGACATTGAAGGAACTATATCAAGCACATACAATATTATTATTGTAAGATCAGCTGGTAATGGATTTAAAAATAGTGCAGATGCTTTTGCAGGACCTATACAAGGAAAATGCATTGCTGGTACAAGAACTGCAGGATATGCTGACAATACTAATGGCGGTATAAACAATGTAGATGCAAATCAAAACAAAGTATCTGTTGGTGCAACTGAATATAATGATAGATGGGGAAACTTTTCAAACTATGGTGCTGGAGTAACAATAGTAGCACCAGGTTCTAGGATACTAGTTCCACAATATGACTGGTTAGCAAACACACCTCAAACAAGTGCAAGTAACTATACCACTATAAGTGGTACATCATTCGCAGCACCTATAGTTGCTGGTATCGCTTTGGCGTGGTGTGGTGCAAATGGATATACACTTACTACCAATAATTTAACAGGATCATTTAAAACTTTCTGTAGAACCACTGATGCTACTGGAGATATAAGAAAAGGTTCATCTACATATTATCCAACTAATAGTATAGAAGATAAAAAATTAATAGACAATCCATATGTCACTCTTTCTGGAAGTAACTTCTTAGAAGTAAAATTTAATCCAGCTGATGCAGCTCATTTCCTAGGAAATGTTGGTAGGAAGTGTCAGTTAAGAACAACTGGATCTACAGCAGGATCTGGTGGTGCAGTGTCAAACACCTATAACATAACTGTAACAGCACCTAGTGCTTCATACTATACATTAAATGGAACTGATAGAAATGGATCTGTTAGTGGTAACAATGCAGGATGTACCATAAATGTTGGAGACACATTGAACTTTAACTTATCAAACGTAGCGGGTAGTCACCCAACATACTTTAAAACAGTTCAAGGAACTGGAACTGGTAACTTGGTAAGTACACCAGCTGCTAGTGGTCAAGGTTCTATCGGTAATGGCGTAGTGTCTTGGACACCAAACACTACAGGAACTTACTACTACCAATGTTCTGCTCACTTCTCAATGTATGGAACTATTACAGTTCAAGCAGCATCTGGTGGATCAGGTGGTATTACTGTTGGTGGTATAGATGTCTCAGGTTTAGCACAATCTGGATGGTTAACTATACAGGCAGAAAGTGCAGTTAACAATAGTATTACTGTACAGAATACTTCAAATGCTACTGCTGGTACAACTGGTGGTGGTTCAAATAATTATCTCGCACTGATAAAACCAGAAGCAAAAACACACGAAAGTATTGATGGTGTCGTCTATACACAAACAACACTACGTTCACAGACAGACGCACAAGAAGCTTTAGGTACAGGTTCATATACAAACATAGCATATTATCCTTTAGATTCAGGTGTTGACTTTGATTATTCAGGAACTGGTTCTACACTGACTAAAAAGGTAGGTGCGTTCTTCCCATATGTCGATAGCACGGTAACATGGACTACAAGTTCTGGTGCACTAAATGGTAGTCCATATGCAAATGGTGCTAGTGTTAGTGTTCAATTAGGATTAGACGGAGTAACATTTGCTAACGAACCAACATTTGAAGCATACACTCTTAGTGGAGATGGTATAGGTGCATCTGGATTAACATTCAATACCTCAACAGGTGAGTTATCTGGGACTGTAACATCAGACTATCTTGATACAACATTTAACTTTGTAGTTACTGAGAATGTAACTCAAAATGCTCGTTCATATTCATTTACTACAACAGGAACTGGTGTTCTAATAACTGTTACAGGAAACCCTGTAGATACAACAGTAGAAGCTGGTGCAAATATCAACGCTACCTTCGGTCCTGTTGCTGCTACAAGTTCTGATGGTTCTACCATCTTATACCAGTGGGAATACTCAAGTAACGGTGGTGCTGGTTGGTCTAACGTAGTTAATGGTGGTTTTTATAGTGGTGCTACTTTAAGCACTTTGACTGTAGAAGATGAATACTCACTCAACAATTATCAATATAGATGTAAGATGGAAACGTCTACATCTATTGCACCAGGCACAACTACTGCTGCTACCTTAACTGTAAATCGTGTAATCACTGTTGATACGCAACCAGTTAATTCTCAACCAATGGCACCCGCAGCTGGATCCTTTACTACTGCTGCTAGTACAAAAGATGCAGCTACTATTACATACCAATGGCAAATCTCACAAAATGGAGATGGCGTAACATTTGCTGATATTGGTGGTGCTAATAGTACAACATATACTACAGGTAGTACATCATATGACAATGACTATGGTGACTACTATAGATGTAAATTAAACGTCGCTGGAGCACCAGAAGTATTTACAAATTCTGCAAGAAACCTAGTACAAAGAACAATCAATATAACATCTCAACCATCTAATGTAACTGGTGCAGTTGGTGGTACATCATCCTTTGGTGTTGCTGCTACTACATCTGATAACGATGCAGGAGATATTACATACCAGTGGCAAGTATCAATAACCTCTGGTGCTTCATGGTCTAATGTATCTGAGGGAACTGGTGGTACAAC